CCGGTTTTCACAGTGATCGAGGTTGCTCCGACAGCATGCGAACCGTTGAGCACGAAGCTTGCACCAGTGCCGACGGTTGGGCGTTGGATCTGTGCGGACTCGCGGATGGAGAAACCGTGGAGGTTGAGAAGCTCACCATCGCGGAGAGTCATTGCAGTGCCAGCCTCGTTTGCCTTGGTGAGTTGGGCGAGAGTGCGAAGAGCAGCGCCGGAAGTGGTATCGATGACCAGCGAGCGGCCCGATGCGGGAGCGCCGTTGTCGTCGAGGATTTTGCGAAGCTGTGCAGAGTCTCCGAGGTTGCTGGCGAATGGAGTGGTGCCGCTGGCACCAGTTGCGCGGGATGCGCCTTTGTAGAGCGCGGTGCAAACGTCGGATTCCATTTCGTTGACCAAGGCGCGGAACGCTTGGGCGATTTGGTCCTGCTTCAGAGTCAGATAACCAGGTCCACCGTTATCAACTCCGCGTTGCTCTTCGCCACTCCACGAGAATGGAGCGAAGCGGGACTTGGAGATGGTCAGCGATTTATTGTCAATCGTCTGATCGGCGGCGGCGGGAAATGCCATAGCAGCAGCTACATCACCGACCGCGCTGTTTGCACGGGTGACTTGAGCACGGACGGTCTGACCAAAGGCCACGCCGTCAGCGGATGCGTCCCGAGAAACGCCGGGGAGTGCGCCGACCAGTTCACGACTGATGACGTCCAAGGCAGCATAAACATCGGGAATTAGATTTGAGAGGGTATTAGCCATGATGGTGTTTTAGTTAGTAGATTTGATTAGGAGATTTGATTAGGAGATTTTGCCGCCGCCTTGAACGAAGCCCAATCGTGCGCGGGGGGTGAGAGCGTTGAACGCTTCACGGGTGAGAGTCTTGGCTTCCGGTAGGTTGCTTTCCTCGATGAGATTCACCGGGGCCGGGTGGCCTTGGGTGGCGAGCAGCTCGGCGGCTTTGATGGAGACCTTCTCGGCGGTGACTTCGGCAGCCGCGGTGGCTTCGGCGAGCTTGATGTCGTATTCAGCGACCTTGGCTTCGAATTCACCGATCTTGATTTCCAGTTCGTTAGCCTTGGCCTGAGCCGTTACAAGGTCGGAAAGATAAGCGGCGTTCGCTTCGGACAATCCGGTCAGTTCCACGATCTTCGCCTGGGCGGATTCGAGGGTGGCGCTCAGGGTTTCAACTTCGGCGAGCGATGCTTCGAGTTGTGCAACTTGGTCGTTGCCGGGGAAGAGTTTAGCGAGGATGCTCATATTGCCTTTTCCTTCGGTGTCAAATTCGGCCTTAACTTTTCCGTCCTTGATGACGGTATCCACGAAGCCGTTGGTCTTCGCTTCGTCTGCGGTCATCCAGGTTTCCGCGAACATGAGATTGCGGATTGCTTTTAACTCCCCGCCGGTGCGGTCGGCATAAATTCCGGCGATCTCCGAGCTGATTCCCTCCAGCAAGTCGGCAGTTTTTCGGAAGGCGCGGGCGTCTCCCATGGCGATGGTGGAGGCTTCGTGGATCATGATCCGGCTGCCTGCATTCATCCGGCGCTTGTCGCCGGCCATCAAAATCACACTGCCCATCGAGGCAGCGAGTCCGTTGACGGTGGTCGTCACCTCGACGCCACGGGCTGAGATGCCACGGAGCGCGTTATAAATCCGCTGACCCTCAAAGACGCTGCCGCCTGGGCTGTTAATTTCCACCTCGACGCTTTCGAGCGCGTCGTCGGCAGCGCAGACCACGTTGTTGATGGACATGATGCCGACTGCGGACGGGCCGTAGAGCGCATCGAGTTCCTCGATCAGTTTGTCGGCGGAGTCTTTGTGGACGCCATCGTTCAGCCGAAGCTTGCCGGCGCGGTTTTCGATCTCAATCAGTTTCATCGGTCTTGGTGGTGGGTGGGTTTTCAGGGGCGTCCGGTGCATCCGGTTTCGCCATTTCGTTAGGGGTGAGCATCAGCAGTTCTCGCGGTTCGATCTCGATGCCGTATTTGTCGCCAACTTCCTTGGCGATGAGTTGGCGGGTGGCGGCCTCCTCGGCTTTCTCACGGATGACGTCCTTGTATTCCTTGCCCATCGCGGCGGTGATGTCGGATGCGGACTTGAAGCCGAGCTTGTAGCTCGATTCCAACTCCTTCATAACGCGGCCGTCGTCGATGGTGAGCTTAGGCGGATAGGAGAATTCCCACCTCCACCAGTCGGCAGACTGCGGGAGGTCGCCGCGCTTCTGGGCTTTGGCGACTGCGTAGGAAACGATGCGCTTGGCGGCATAGCAAAGGAGATCCTGGCGGTCCTCGATGGAGCGTTGGGCCATGGCGATCTCGGTGCGCTGGGCAGTGCCGCCGCCGACGCCGTGGCCGTTGTAAAAAGCATACGGCCAATTCAGTCCTGCATACGCGGACTTGAGCAGTCGGTCGTGGAAATCCATGAACGGATTGCCGGGGCGGTTGTTGACGAGCGTATCGATCTTGCCGCCGCTATTGGATTTGAAATAGCGGACGGTGCCGCCGTCGAGCGTCTCGACGGTCATGCCCTTGTCGCCCGCCTCGTTGCCGACGAGCGCGTTGTATGGATCATCCGGGTCAGGGCCGCCGCTTTCGTTGTATTCGATGAGGGAAATCGAACTCATCTGCATCATGGCGAGACGCTCCCACTCCACAGACTGTATGATGTCCCGGCAGTCACTGATGCAATGTGTTAGAGCGGTTAGTCCCCGGCCTTGATACTGCCACTCAGGATCGTAGAGGTGGATGACGTTCGACGCCGGGAGCCACTCTGAAAGTTTCCCCAAATTGTCGAGGAACGCATATTCCTTGGCCTCGCCGGATGGGTGATAGATGATGCCGTCCTGCAAGGTGCCGCCGCGCTGAGGTCCATCCTGTAGCCCGTTGGGGTTGCCGATGCGGTGGGATGGGATACCCTGGTATTGCGGGAAGCCGGTCTTGGTTGCCGTCAGCAAGATGAAGATCTCGCCGTCGGTGTCGATGGCGGAAGACCAGCCGAATAGGTTGGTCTTGAGGTCGTGCATGCCACCGCGAGTGTCGCCGATGGCGTAAAAATTACTGGTCAGCCAGTCGGTTGCCACGTTGCCGAAATCGGAGTCGCCGCCCTTGAACTGCGGGACGAATGCGCGGCCGACGGAATACATGCTCCGCTGGTTGATCGCGTTCTTGATCGGCCCGAAGTTGAGATAGATCCTGCGGGCGTGACTCAGGAGTTTGACGCGGTCCACGGACGGGACGAGCTGCGCGATGTCCTTTTTCTCGATCGGCTCATAGGGACGATGACGCGTGTCGTTCGCGGCACGGGCGGCCTTGTAATTGATAGTGCGTCCGAACTCATCCAATAGGGCCATGACAGGCGGCGGGTGTCAAAACCTGCCAAGGCTCCTGGACTGCTGCGGGACATAGCCGAGGTCGATCCACTCCATGGCGCGGCCCATGGCGGTGAGTGTGTCGGGGATGCTGAGTCCCATGGTCTTCCCCATCGAGACACCATTTTTTGTTGCTTGAGTGACTGTCGCTAGCCCGCCCGGCTCCATGCTTTGCAGGATGAGGGCGCGGTGGTTGGTGCGGAGTTTGTTGGAGATCGTCGGGTCACACAGTCCCGCCCGCGCCCACTCCCGAGCCACCTGCAATGTTTTCGCGTCCATTCATGGACGGCGGGGTGTCAAACGTCGAATCCGGGGATGAGTTTGAGCATCAGCGCGGCGACGACCTGCATGGCCTCGACGTCAAAGGCATGGTTGTTGTTGCGGATCCGCACCCACCGGAACTCTGCCTGCTTGGTCTTGGAATTGACCATCTCGCGCTTGACCTCGCTGTCGATCTGCTTGAGCCAGTCCTGTGAGACGTCGTCAGGGATGTGCCACGCCGCCGCTTGGCCGGTCCGGTGCGCGTGCACGATGTCCTTGATCCGGTCGGACGCCCAGTGCGCGTAGCGGGCGCGGCCGACTCCCGGCGCCGCCGCGTCCTGGAAGCGGGTGAAGGCGCGGTGGACGACGTCGCCGTTTTGTTTTTTGAAGGCGAAGGATTTCTGACCGGAGCCGTGGAGCGCGGTCCAGTCCATCCGAGCGCAGGCGGAATAGACCTGGTCGGTGTCATACTGCGCGTCGATGAAGACGAGCTTGGGCGCGATACCATAGCGCAGCGCGAGATCATGCACACCGTCGAAGGTCTCGATCCGGCCATACCATAGCAGCATCGACTCGCCGTTAGCCCGCCAAGCACGGATGCCAGCCCAGAAGTGGTCGCGTTGTTTGTCCACCACCAGGAACCGCTGCGCTTCGTCCTCGATCTTCTGCTTCTCGGCATACTCGCTGATGAGGTAGCCGTTGCCGATGAGCGCGGTCCGGTTGTCGGTGAGGTCTTCTTCCCATGGTTCCGCCAGCCGCTTCTGGATGAACTGCCGGAGCGGATCGAGGTTGCCGACGCGTTGCGCTGCCTTGGCTTCGAGCCATAGCAGGACGATCTCCCACAGCGGCTTGCGCCAGTTGCAAAGGACGTTGTAATGGAAGCCGACGTGGCCGGGCAGCCCCTCGGCGGCCGGCACGTAACAGGCGGACTCGGCGAGAGCGCGGCGCGGTTGCGGTGAGTCGGAGCAGGTCCAGTCGCAATCAGCGTTGTCGCACTTGAGGTGCGCGGCCTGCGCTCGGGCTAACGTGTCCAGCGTCTCGTCGCTGGGATAGACGACGTTGCACCATTTCCACGGCTGGAGGGTCTGGCACTTCGGGCAGGGGAAAGAAAACTCCCGGCGGTCGGTGTGCTGCCATGCTTTGTCCAGCTCGTCGCCCTTGGATCCGGCTTGCGAGAGAATGAAGAACTGCCGGTTCCACCGATCATGCAGACGACCTCGCGCTTCGTTCAACATGCCGGGGCGATACTGCCATGCCTCGTCGCAGAACACCCGGCGCATGGATTTGGATTGCAGACCGGAGAGGTTCGCGCCGGTCAGGAAGAGGCTCATCGACGGAAAGAGGATTTCCATCTTCCTCTTTTTGTGCCGGTCCCTCGGTAGCAGCGCGGCGGTCTCGGGCGTGTTATGGATGGCGTAGTCCATCCGCGTCTCCGCCCAGTCCTTAAGGTCGTCGTCGGTCTGGCCGACTAGCAGGGTGGGGCCGGGGTCTTCGGCGATGATATAGCAGAGCCCGGCCTCCATGAAGGTGGTCTTGCCGGTGCCGATGGGCGCGAGGAAGACCGCCTCCTTGACCTCAGGATCTGCCAGGACTTCCAACGGCTCCCGCTGCCAGGGCGCGTTGTCCACGTGGAAGCGCGGCGTCAGGCCGTCCATGATGGCCACGCGGTCACTCGCCCATTGGCTCGGGGTGAGCGTGGAAGGAGGCCGGAAGTTGCGGAAGAATGCCCGCTTAATCCTGCGGACCTTCTCCAAGTGCTGGGGCTTTGATGCGTTGTCCTTCGTCATAAATGGTCTGGATCACGATGGAGGTCTTCTCGCTGATGATCCGTTTCATGCCGGCCGCGTCGAGGCCCTCAAGCATCGGCGGCAGGTCAGCTTCCAACCGCTTGATCGAGTTGCGGACCACGGCGGCGATCCCGTCCATGCCGTCCTCGATCTGCATCATCGAGCAGTAGCGTTCCTGCTCGACCTCCAAGGCATAGCCCGCCCGGAGTGCATCGATCTGCACCTTCAACGTTCGGGCGTCGTTATAGGTTCTAGCGGCTTTGACTTGTCGCACCAACTCTGCTAGCTCCTGGGCATCGCCGGTCACGCCGCTGCGCTCCATGTGGCTCGCGCCTTCGGTTTTGGATTTCTGCAAGAACTCGATGTATCCGCGCACGCTGCGCCACAGGTCGAACTGGTTGCGCTCGGTCTTGAAGATGATCCCATCCTTGGCAAGTTGGCCGATGCGTGCGCTCGTCAGATTGAACAGGCGGCAAAGCTGGGTGGTGTCGGCCTGCGCAACTTTGGGTGCGGGGGCGGCGGATTTCTTCGCGGGTGTTTTCTTGGCGCTCATGCGATTGAGTTGATGTATTGTTCAAACCTCTGGCCCGGCGCGGGTAGGAGGAGGAGGTCGGGGCGGAATAGGCTGGGGCTTCCGGCGATTGACGGCTCCCATGTGGCAAGTGCGGCCTCCTGCTGCTGTTTGATGATTCTGCCGGCGGAAATGTCCCGCACCACCCTGCGGAGCAGCTTCACCCCTAGCGGCGAAAGGTCGCGCGCCCAGAGGGAAAGCTCGTCGTCATCGGGGCGAATCAAGACGTGCTGCTGCGCGGCGATAGGCCCGCCGTCCACCGTTTCTGACAGCCAGTAAACCGAGCCGCCGGTCACCCGCTCACGCATGCGGATCGACCACCGGATCGCGTCGCGCCCCCGGTGCAGCGGCAGCAGGCTGGGGTGGTAGCCCACCGCTCCGAGCCGGGCTTTGAGGCGGGTGCGCTTGCCGATGAAGTCGTGGCTGTGCGCGGTGACGATCAGGTCGCACGCTGGGCAGGTTTCGCAGGTCAGCGTTCCCGCTTTGATGATTGGCGTGTCGGTGTTCGCTGCGGAGATCCAGAGCTTGTCCGGGTTCTCCGGCGTGATCGGGCAGACGCACGCGACGACCTCGTGGCCTTCTTCCCGTAGCATCTCGAACACGTCACGACCGAAACGCTTCTGCCCTGCAACAACGATTTTCAATTTCTCGCTCATGGTTTCGGAAGCGCTGGGCCGATGAACTTGAACCCCTGGACTGCGCGAAAGTGGCCGCCGTAGCCGATTGACGGCGCTGCCAT